CTCCTTTTACGGAGAGGCGCTAACCTTCCACTTGTTGAAGGTAGGAACGTCAGGCCTCGGGTTAAACATGAATGTTTGTCCGGGGCCTTCGTCTTTCCGGCCTTCAGGTGTTCCCTCCGGCCATCAGCCAAAGGCACCCGCGCATAATGTACGGTTTTTGTCTCCTTCCGGCAATCCCGGGGCGCGATGTTCAGCGGATGCTGATCCCCGCGCTGTTTTTCTTCACCACTATCGCCTGAAGGTTACTGATACGTGAACTGCCAAAACTCCCGTTCTGACGTCGTGAACTTACGGTAAAACTCAGGGTGATATGACCATGACCGGCTGGCATATCGATGATCCCGCTGAAAATTCCCGGCTCTGTCACTGACCTGCCGGAATAAATCCGGCGTCCGTTCTGATCAACATGCAGGAAGCACTCTGTCCAGATGTCATTACTGGTACGGGATTCCTGTTTTGACCCGACATAGATTATCGGCGGGATTATAATCTGCCGGTCAAAGCTGTGATCGTCATACACCGTCAGCGTTCGTGTACCGTTCGCAAGGTAACTACCATCCACCGGAAAAGCCACCCCTGCACATTTCACAAGATCACCAATAATGTTCTCCGCTTTCAGCGTGCCATTTATCGTACAGTTCTCCGCTATCACGACATTATTGAGCGTGCCCGAGTTCGCACTGATATGTCCGCTGATGTCAGCATTGCGGGCCGTCAGCCTGCCCTCCGGCGTCAGGGAGAACGTCGGGGGATTGCCGGACGAGGTGATGCTCACTGCAAACAGTCGCTTCAGGAACACATCGTTCATGAACAGCTGATTCCCCTGCGCCACAAACAGCGGCGTGGTGTTGCCGTTCTCCGGGTTAATCATCGCGATACGGTCCGCCTGCAGCAGTATATTGCTCAGGGGCTGACCATCAGCATCCTCAATCCCCGCACCTATACCGGCAACATACGGAATGCCGTTTTTCGTTTTCTGCACCTTCAGCATGTACAGCGCAGCCAGGTCGTTATTTGTGTCTGTCTGCACCCGCTGTATCTGCTGTATGGTGGCACTCTGGTCTTCCAGGGTTTTACTGACCGTCTGCGTGATTTCATTGCGGGTTTCGGTGATGGTGGTCTTCATCTCCGCCATCTCATCGTCAAGCTGGCTGTTATCAATCAGCTCCCACATCCCCTGTGCCAGATGCAGTTTTCCTATCTTTTCCCGAAACAGCCCCAGATACCCTTCCGCATCATTGCTGGCCCGGCCACTGGCTTCCACAAACGCAGATTTCCCCACCAGGTTGACGCTGCGCACATAAAACCAGAAATCCTTCCCCGGCTTAATGTGCGGGCCGGAGACACTCCACTGGCTGCCTGTCCCCAGATAACGGGCAGAGGTTTCCACCTGTGCCATGTCCGTGATGCGTTTTTCTGAGAACCAGAATTCATACTGTACCGTCGGGTCATACACCGCCAGCACCGGTACTGCTGTTATCTGATAATACCCCGGCGTCAGCTCAATGCTGGCCGGTGCTGCAGGCGCATTAATCCGGAATGTGGTGGTGGCAGGTTCGCCCTGCCGGCCGTAGCTGTTTATCGCCCTGACCGTCAGGGTGTATTCCCCGGGCGGCAGGCCACTGAAACGGTGCTCCGTGTCGGCAGTGATGGCGGTGGTCACCAGGCGGCTGTTTTCACCACTGCCACTGGTCAGGCGCAGACTGAAGCGCACGCCCTTCACCACCCGCGGCGTGTCCCATTTCGCCAGCGCCAGATACTGGCCGTCTGAGGCACTCACCTCCACCGTGAGGTGCTGCACAGCCGGCGGGATAACGCTGTTCAGTGAGCCGGAGAGCGGCTCAAAGCTGGCCCCGTTATCCACGATGGCTTCTTTTTCCGGTACGTGCTGCACTGCCGTGATGGCAAAGGTGCCGTCCGTGTTTTCCCGGATGGAAACACAGCGGAACAGGCGACGACGCAGTAACGGCAGGGAGAGTCCCCACACACCGTATGTCTCCACGCCATCCGGCAGGGCGCTGACCTGTATCCGGTCCGGGGCGGGGTGTGCAGTGATGTCCACGCGCACCGGCTTACCGCTGCCGTTAATCAGGTTCACCGTCGATGTCCCTGCTTCCGGCAGTGTCACCTCACGGTCCAGCGTCAGGGTACGGCTGGCGGCATCGATGGACAGGATACGTCCACCGGTCAGGGTCCCGGCATAGTCGTTATCACAGATTTCAATGATGTCACCGGGCGTGTGCCGCAGCCCCTGTGACCCGAGCGTGAAATCCACCGTCTGCGTTTCCAGCAGTTCTGTCTTTATCACCCACAGTCCGGCACGGTGGGCCTGACCGCGGCTGGTACAGCCAAACGCATCCATCTTCAGCAGATTGCGCCCGTAGCGCAGGATGGCGTCCGGGTCTTCCACCAGTTCAGTGGAAGTCTGCCAGCCGTTCTGCGGGTCGGTGTAATTCACCTCCACCGCCGTGTGCCGGTCCTTCAGGGCACTGAAGCTGTAGCGGAACCCCACGCCGTTATCATCCACCACCACATCGCTGTTCGTGTACGGCCACACCACATCCGACGGACGGTCCTGAACGAACGTCAGCGTCTGGCCGTTCCATACCGGCATACAGCGCATCGCCGAGCAGAAATCCCCCAGGACATCCCACACCTTACGCTGCTGTGACAGGTACGCATTGAAAGTCATCCGCGGCTCTGTTCCCCCGAAACCATCCGGGACCGTCTGGTCACAGTACTGCCCGATGGCATACAGTGCCCACTTGTCCACATCCGCGGCCCCCAGGCGTTTTCCCATGCCGTAGCGCGGGTGGGTCAGCATGTCCCACAGGCACCAGGCCGGGTTATTGCTGTATGCCGGTTTCAGACTCCCGTCCCAGATACCGCTGTAGGTGCGTTTTTCCGGGTCATAGTTTGACGGCACCTGAATGATGCGGCCGCGGATATGGTAGTTCACCACCATCTGCTGGCCACCGAACTGCTCCGCATCCACCTGCAGCCCCACAATGGCCGTGTTCGGGTAGCACTGTTTCACATCGATGATTTCGGTGTATGACGACCACAGCGTTCTGTTCTGCAGCTGGTCCGTGGTGCTGTCCGCCGTCTCCCTGACCATCCGGATGTTAAAGGGGCGCTCAGGGAGATTATTCAGAATCACCGACGTCAGGTACTGCGAGGTGGTCTTGCCGTTAATGGTGACATCCTTCTCCGTCACCCAGTGCCCGTTACGCTCAAGCTGAATCAGCAGGCGGACAGAAGAGGGATTACGGTCACCCTTTGAGGTGGTCTCCACCAGTGACTGCACCCCGAAGGTGACCCGCAGACGGTCAATGTTCGCTGACGTGATGGTGCGCGTCACCGGCTTTGCCTTCGTCACCTCCACGCCCAGTGCGGTTTCCGCCCCGGAGGACTCAAAGCCTTCCGGCGGTGTCTGCTCCTGCTCCCCGGCACGCCAGACGGCGGTCACACCGTGTATCACGGGATTACCGTCCGTGTCCGTCAGCGGGGTTTTGTTCACCAGAATACTCTGCAGTCCCTTCACCGGGCCTTCCACCGGTCCCTCACCAATGGCATCAATCACGCTCATCATCTGCGTTGACTTGAGATTGTCCTTCGCCTCACGCGGTGTGTGCCCCTTGCCGCCCCCTTTACCCACTCTGTCCCCCACTCCTGTCTGATGTCTTAATCTGTTTATGCCCAAAAACAACAGGCACCCCGGAGGGTGCCTGTGTCATGACGGAATAAAATTTCTGAAATTCTTCACATTTCCGGCAAATTCCCGTGGAGGAAACCTTGCCGGATGGGTAGATTACCTGCGGTCAATAAAAGCAATTAATCGCAACTCCTTAAGGTGACTATTCGTTCCTCCCGTTAATATCCAGGTGTATTGCGGGAGCGTTTTTTAGTTCAGCTCCGCAACAGAAAATTTCTGAAATTCTTCACATTTTCACAAAATCCCAGTGGCGCTTATAATTTCTCTGCGTTACCGTTTTTTTTGCTGTGACATAATAATAACTCCTTACAGTTAATCTTCGTATCTCTTCCCGCAGCTCCGCTAACTCTGCGGGATTTTTTTATTTTTATCCCCGCCCGATAACCACCACTTTCCCATCTCCGCCCTCATCACGGGTGCTGATGTCCTGGGATATCCGTCGTGAACCAACCAGCATTTCACCGTAAGGCACCGGCATCGGGTTACCCTGGGCAATCATGTTGTCCAGTGAGGAGAAATACGTGTTCCGTTTACCATTATCTGTTGTCGTGGCAGACGGTGTTTTCGCCCTGGGGGTGAGCATCTGCGTGATACCCCCCACCATCATGGCCACCCCAAGATTACCGATGACAGCACCAATACCGGTCCAGCTGAACACATATCCCACAACAGCCAGAACAGCACCGGCCACCACCTGAAGAACACCGCCGTTTTTTGCCCCCTCCGTCCGGGGCACCAGATGGATAACATCCCCGTCATTCAACGGCTCACATACTCTGGAATGAAGCTCCTGTTCAGATACATCCCTGCCCGCAATGCGTAACTGATACCATCCCTCATACAGTTTCTGCCGGAATCCCGGCACCTGCAGCGACAGGGCACGGATGGCCTCCGCTGCCGTGTTCACATACAGGCTGATGCGGCGACCAAATCGTTGTAAATCCCCGTGAAGGCAGATGCGGACCAGTGGCGGTGACGCCAGACAGAATGCGTTCGTCGTTGCCATTTTTCAGAATACCTCTCCCGTTTACTCAGTTGTTCAGGTATATGGTGAAGCAGTTCACCGTTGCCACAGTAAATGGCGGCATGATTCGGCACCGATGAACCAAAGCAGCACAGCAGGATATCGCCTGCCTGTGCACAGGACGGAGACACCCGGTAAAAGCCGTTGTCTGCCAGGTTGTCCAGGTACAGGTTCTGACCGTTGCGCCACCAGTCATCCTCACGCACAAAATCCGGCAGCGTTATCCCCGCCAGATGGTATGCATCCCGGAACAGGGTGTAACAGTCCGTCACACCGTGTTCAAAGCGCCGTCCGGTCAGGTGCGGCACACAGCGGAACCGGTGAATTTCACCCCGGCAGACCAGCCACCAGGGCAGGGCACTCTTTATCTGCAGCCGCCGGTCCGCCTCGCTCAGCCAGGGCAGACCACCGGGATGACTGTGGACCAGCGCCACAATCTTCCCCTGCATCTGTGCCTGCAGCCAGTCTTCCGGTGTAATACGAAAATACGCCTCCGGCTCTGCGGAGATATTCACGCAGGGCTGGTACCGTTCGCCCTCCGGGGTGCTTATCACGAAGCCGCACGACTCCGCCGGCGCACACCGCCGGGCATGCGCCAGAATCGCTGATTCAGTCTGTGTCATAAAGCGGGATTTACTGCGAAAGTTTATTAATGGAAAGGAAACCGCCGAAATTAGCCACCATGCCGCGCATCTCACACCCGCGCATGCATTTACTGCATCTGTCCTTCCGGATATCCGTGGTGGGGTTGTCGAACTCATCCGCCACTGCCGGACCGTTATACCCGCATTCATCGCCCCGGTAATCCCACATACAGGTGTTCGCCAGCATGATGCGACCGGGAAACAGCGCACCGTCCGTCTCCGTCGGTGTCGCCAGCACAAACGAGGCCGTCATGGCCGTCAGCGCTGACATCTGCTCCACCACCCACCGGTCCGTCAGCTCCTGCTCCGGGTCGGCCTCCGGATTCCCCGCCACAAAATTCACCGCATCCAGAAAACGCGCATACACCCGGCGGCGGACCACCGTGGCACCCACCAGGCTCTGCAAATCCTCCGCCATCCCGGTGACAAGGCCGAAAAGATTGGAGACCGTCAGCGACGGGCGGGCACTGCTGCCCTTTCCGTTCATCTCAAAGCCGCTGCCCTCAATCGGGTACGCCTGATATTCACGCCCCTGCCAGGTCACCGGCTCCCCTTTTTCATTCAGCTCATTGCAGAAAAAATACCGCTCACCGCCCTGCACCGTCAGGTCGATTTCCCAGAGCACCACCCGCGGTGACTGCTCTGACTTAACCGACTCGTTCAGGCTTTCTTCGTGAATATCCTGCATATATCCGCCCATAAAAAAGGGGCGCAGACGCGCCCCGAACAATAAAAGTCCAATTTAAAATAAAACCAATAAAGGTAATAACAGAAAGTTAAATCAGCACATGCCAGATGGCAATTGCTGATCGCAGTGACCAATGAAAACTGTGTTTTCATTGATACAGGCCGCCTGTAAGGGCAGACGGCCCGTATTTATTAACTTATCAGCAATAATCAGAACTGATAAGTCATACCCACAGCAACGATATTATCTGTCGCAACACCGGCTTTCCGGGTAAATTCACTTTCATCAATCAGGTTAATTTTATAATCAACATAGGTGGACATATTCTTGTTAAAGTAATAAGTCGCACCGACATCAATATATTTAACCAGATCCTGATCGCCATGGTTCACACCACCAACCATAACATCCTGTCCGCGGGACTGAAGGTAGGCAAGGGACGGGCGCAGACCAAAATCAAACTGATACTGAACAACGGCTTCGATATTCTGAGCTTTATCCGCAACACCTTGATCACCAAAGGTCGTCATATTCTGGGTTTCAGAATACACTGCTGCCAGATACAGGTTATTGGCATCATATTTAAGACCAGTTCCCCAGAATTCAGCATGTTTACCTTTTGCCACACTACCTGAGTCAACTGCTTTTTCTCCAACCTTTTTACCTGATGCAGGATCAAGAACATCTGCAGTACCATTCAACCCCTGAACCTGCTTATCAGTACGATCTGACTTGGTATACGCAGCGACAAAACCAAAACCATCAAACTCATAGCTGGCCGAGAAACCATACCCGTCGCCATTAGCCTTCTGAAGGTCATCACGCTCATTTTTGCCCTGATACTGCGCCGCAAAATTCAGACCATCAACCAGTCCGAAGAAGTCTGTATTACGGTATGTCAGGACACCGGAAGTTCGGGCCGTCATAAAGTTATCGGTCTGCGTCCAGCCATCACCACCAAACTCAGGCAGTACGTCAGTATATGATCCGACATCGTAAGCAATACCATAGTTACGTCCGTAATCAATGGTACCAACATCTGCAAATCTCAGACCTGCAAATGCCAGACGGGTTTTATTTCCCGCGGAACCTTCAGATTCCGTTTTGTTACCAGAGAACTGGTATTCCCACTGACCAAATCCGGTCAGTTGATCATTAATCTGCGTTTCGCCTTTAAAGCCGAGACGAGCATAAGTCTGGTCTCCGTCATTACCTTTATCATCCGAGAAGTAATGCAGAGCGGTTGCACGCCCGTAAAGATCCAGTTTATTACCATCTTTATTATAAACTTCTGCTGCCTGCGCCCCCGCAGCAAACATCACTGCCACTGCTACAGCAGAAAGTGCCACTGTCATTTTTTTCATGATTTAATCCTTATTTAAACTGAACTATTCATGCATTTAGATGTCATGAACAAAAATTAAAATATTTTAATACAAATTCTTAGTTCAATTTATATTATGTAACAAAATGTAAATACAAGATCGATTTCGCACTTTCTGACAAGACAGATTAAAAATAATTAACAACTAAACAATAAAGAGTGATTTATAGGATAATTCTCATCCAACTACCTGCTCTATCGTACAACTGAAATCACTGTACCGGGCGTTATCCGTAATACTCCACTCCCGGCACACCACCCTGACCGTCCGGTTATGTTTCGGGGGCTTCCACAAAAAAGCCCGGTAACCACCATGCCATGACAGAAACGCGGACAGTGCCTCCCGCTCAGCATCCGTTGTCACCCGAAAAACCACCTGAAAGGTCTTCAGTTGCGCATTCAGTCCTGCCGGACGACGTTGCTGATAACCGTCGCCAAACTTCACCGTCACCACCGACGGTTTCTCCGTCACCTGCATCCCTTCCCGGGGACACCAGTGAAGGGTCTTAATCTCATCCACTCAGCATTCCTCCGTCACGACGCATGGATAACATCACCGCCTGTACCCGCTGGTCAATCAGTTGCACAAGGGTGCCCGCCGCTTCCGGCCCTATCTGCCCGTTAGCGCCGTCATTCTGAATGGC